AAGAATCAATTCCATCAATCCTAGTTTCTCTTCTAGGTCTTCTACCAAGGTAACATCCTTTACATTGTATGCAAGGAACTTGGAATAGTTTAATCTGTATAAATGATGGAGTGAACCTTCTTCTGAGTAATCAATCTTAGCCTTACCCAGTTCAACCATAGCAATATGGTCTAGTCTGTAGGACTCTTGATTTACGAATGTATGTTTTTTGTATAGTTCTAGGTAATCAATTACATTGATTCCATACAGATTAAAAACCTGTTGTTGAGAGCCCCAATTGGTTTTAAATTCTCTGACATCACACATGTTCCATGGTGAGAATTTTCTATGTGAGTCAGCACCAAAGACTCTGTCGACACGATTACACAAATAAGTAATATCAAAAGTATTAACATTCCAGCCTGTGATGATATCGAACTTCTCTTTTCTCCAGTACTTGATGAATTGTTCAAGTAGGTCTTTCTCATCCTGTGCTTCATGATATGTTACGTTTGCTGGTTTGTCATCCCACGGCCCAATCCCGAATGTGTGAGCCATGAATCTGAACGGTTTGATTGTGATTGCATTGACCTTTTCCAAAGCTTGCATGGGTTCGGGGAACCCATCTTCACATTCACACTCAATGTCGAGTGTTGCAATCTTGATGACCTTTGGGTCATACTTGATATCACCTTGAAACTTGTCTGCAATATATGTATAGATGTATCTATCATATCCATGGATTTCCATCCCTGCTGTTCCAGCAAACTTCTCACGGAACTTTCTTGCACCGCCCATTGAACTGAGATTGACAACCTCAAGGTTCTTTCCATCCAATGACTTGAATGCAGAGGGTTTCTTTGTTGGGACGTAATGGTTGGGACGGTAATCCACAGACATCTGAACCTGTTTTTTACCTTGGTAACCTTTTACGAGTATCTTGTCGCGAGTACGACACACATTAGTATAAAAATCCATACTGTTATTATAACAGAAAGTCTTCTATTCTACAAGTGTTTTTTTACTCTCAAAGTCGAAATTCTTTTTGATTACAGATTTGATTTCTTCCCAGTGTCCTATCTTGTTCAGTTCACTTTCAACTGAAGCCATAAGGTCGGGGTGGTCTGCTGTACCACTTGCATTTTTTGTTAACACTTCAACATTGATTTTGTGTTTTGCAATCTGAGCGTTTGCATTTTGTACTTGAGCCATTAAGACTCTATCCATAAAATCTACCATATTATTTATTTCCTGTTAGAACCTTGTAGTTTGTTGCAAGGTTTGGTCTAGGTTCAAAACATGTCACTACTCTGACTTTTGATATGTCAAAGGTAAAATCCTTTGCATAAGGAATCCATGGAGCTAGACCTACTTCCATTTGTTCCCCTTCTACTGATACGATACAAGCATGTGCTTCTTCTACAGTATATTTAAAAAATGACTCTTTCACTTTACCAATAACAACGTCTCCGTTTTCTAAACGTAGGCACTTGATAAGATTAGACATTTAATACAAGCTCCTGTAGTTCTTTCGAACGTCTTCCGACCTGTCCAAACCATTTGGAATCTTCCATTTCATATGCCATTTTTTTCCAATCATGAGACCTAGCTGCACCCATCATACCTTTAAAGTATCCTAGTCTTGTTGCACCTAAGTTAAAAGTCATGTTGACTAATACATGTTGTATATCTTCGGGTAGATTATAAAATGCTTCCTCTGTACCAAAAACATGAATTGCTTCTGCAACATGTTTATCAAAATCATAATCATATATATCATCAACTCTTTGTTGTGATACTGGTGTTCCTACTGGTTTACCATGTTCGGGGTCGCCTTCTTTAATTAGGTGTCCTACACCAAAAGTTAAGTATCCTAGTGAGTCTGCATAGACTTCTAATACCTCACCTTCGTGTCTTTTAATTTGTTCTTTCAATACTTCTCTGTTCATAATTCTTGATACTCTCCTAAGTATTTACCACCCATATCGGTGACAATTTGTGCGACTTTAGCGTCGTAATCTGATTCATCCGTATAATTTATTATAGGATAGTGTATATTACTCTCTGAGTCTTCGATTTTAGCTTGTCTTGATTTCATCTTGTTCTCTTTTCATTTGTTCATCGACTAATTCCATGAGTATTTCACCCATGAGGTCGTTTAATTCACTATTATTTAGGAGTTCCTCAAGTCCAATATCTGTCTTCTGTTGCCCGTGAGGGAACCTTCTTATTGTTCTTTGGAAGTTAATATTTGGTTTACCTTCTTCGAATTGTAGCTTACCATATTGGTATACTAGTCCATCCCATTCACCACCAGTCAATTCAATAGCTGCATCTTCTTCAGATGGGTTCTCTACTACCATGTAGACTTTATTATTGAATAATTTTGGCATATATCTCCTCTTCTATTTTCATAGATGATTCTATTGAATCATTATCACGAATATTTAGTTGTCCTAAAAGATTCATGTTTGTTAGTATGTTATTTATCTGTGTTCGTCTTCCCTTCAGCCATACTTCTGATTGTGTGTCTCCACGTTCTGTGTGACGATTGTGTTCTTCGGATATGTCTACTGTTAGAACGTAAACTAATGCTTCATGGTTTTGCATCAACCATTCTATGTCTACTCCTCTAAAGTATCTATCACCTTCTATTAGAACATGTTTGTATGCAATGTTCATTGCTTCAATGAACTCTCTAAACTGTGGGATAGAACCGTGAGAGAGCTTATCAGTTCCGCCGAATGTCTCTCCCTCGGGATATTGACCGACTACTAATATGTCACCATGTTCTTGGCACTTAAATAGTTTCATCGGTTCAATTAGGTTGGGTTCATCTAACCTAGAGATAAGTCTTCTCATGAGAGTTGACTTTCCCGAACATGGAACTCCACCAACCATTATAATCATAGTTCTACTATCCTTCCACTTTCATCACAATGTGGTGTTTTATCTTGAGGTATAAATCCACCCCACTGAAAGATTTCTCTGAACTTCCATTCAAGTTCCATGAAGTTAAGTCCCATCTTGTGATAGTCAAGAGAATCCGTAAATCTTCTTACACATTCTTCTATGAACCACTCGTATCTTGCAAGTGTTTCTATTCTATCAGACTTTAAAGTCATTGATGAGGGATTCTCAACATAACCATATAACATGATAGGTGTTTGATATTTACTATAAAGTTTCATACCATCCCACAATATCCTGTGACATGTAGTCTTCTTCTCAAAACAATAACCTAACTCAGTAACATCTTTGTTTCTTGCTCCAGCCCATCCTTTTTTAAGAGAGTTTAGAATTTGGTTTGCACCCTTACCATCTAATGGTAGAATGTTTCTGTTCTTTCCTCTTTGTCTATAGACTTTATATAGTAAACATGAAGATGATAGTTCTTGAATAGTACTCTCTGAACCATCGTCATTTACTTCCGTTACATCGACATAGTTGACAATCTCTTCATCTGTCTTTAAACGCATACCATCATCTGTTGATGTGATTTGTTTTAAGAATGAGATTATCTCTGCTTCGACTTCTTGATTGATTGCATTTGCATCAATCGCTTCTACTACACCTCTAATGAAGTCAATATCTTTATTAGGTTTAGATGGTAGGTTAGTATTGTTACAAACATACTTAAATGCAATGTTGTCCTTTTGGACTGGTGCATCTTCATACACATCTACTAATAGATATTCCCAACCACTTTCCGTTGCAGCTTTGTATCTGTTGAATCCACTTCTTAGAATGAAGTTTCCATCAGCAGCGACTTGTACAAATAGTGGTTCTTCTGAATGTAACCAACCTCTGTACTTGAATGAAGTTTTAATCTCAATAACATTTTGAGTGAGATTGATTTCTTCTCTCGGTTGCAATGGTTCCCCTGTAATAGGGTCAATGATGTGAATCTTATCCTTGTGTACTACAAGTCTTTTCTTGAATTTACAAGTTTGATAAGTTTCTTTGGGTGGACATAGTTCTCGGGTGAGTTCTATATCGTAGCTCTTTTTTAAACCTGCGAACAGGTGATTTTGTGTTGTCATATTTTTTTCCTTATCCCTACGAGGGATATGTTATAACGTTGATGTCCAAAAGGAAACGTTCCAGTTGATACATTATTATTTAGGTCTAGAAAAAGCTGTCGAGTGAACCTTTCTCCTCATACTTTCCAGCATGTGGGCCGATAGGATTCTCAGTCTTTCCAGCTCTCCCTTTAGTTGCAACATGTTCATCACAATATGCAACACATGATAACCTTACTCCTTCACCAGTGATAGGTGATACACCGTGCAATTCATTTGAATCTGCAATCAGTACGTCTCCATCATCTGCTTCAATAGCAATACCATATCTAGGGAAACATAAGTATGCACCCCCAAATTCTCCAATACGGAAGACACACATAGTTGTCATTCCGAACTCTAAATCTTTTCCATCCAAATGTGCAGACATCTTTGCAGTCCCACCAGTTGAATATTTGTTTGCAGATAAAGCTGTCATCGGTGAACCACCAATGTGATACTTCTCATCTATACATTCATCTGCAAAAGTTTTTTGTAAGTTGTATACTTCGGGAACTGCAGTCTTCAATGCTTGTTCATTGACGTTTGCAATCTGTGATAAGGTTTCAAACTTTTCTTTGTTGGATTTCTTATCCATCCATCCACTTGCCTTAATCATTCCTGTGAATCTGCCACGTTTATACCCGATTAGAACTGAATGAATCTCGTTTGCTTCTGCAATACGATTGAACTCACCGTTCTTCTTAAGTGGGTAGTAACTGTTTGGAGTTCTTAGGACATAGTCCTTTCCTTCGATTAATCCTTTT